CGCTGGTAAGTCAGGTCGGGAGCCGATGGGAGCCAACTCTTGCATGCATCGACACCAATCACTGTCTGTTCCGGGAGAAGAACCCCAAAGCTCGACGAGTGGGTATTTTTGTTCGGAAATCCAGGCATTCACGTCGAAGATCGAGGAAGTAGCTCTACGCCTTGCAGTCCCAAGTCGTGCTCGAGAGGTACGCGTTGCTGTTCCCAGTTTGGCCGAATGTGCTTAAGAAGCCGATCGATCGACAAATCCGCTGACTGGCGTCCCTGAAGAATGGCTTCGACAAGGGTCGGCGCCAGGAATGCACATGGCAAAATGCGGGCTATGTAACGCTCATCGAGCCCGGCGTAGGCTGCGACGGCTCGCTGATCCTTCAATTTCCCAGCCTCTAACAACCGCACCCATTCGTGACCGCGTGCCACAGCTTTTAATAAGTACAGGGCTGGTTGCCGTCGATCCAGGGGCGCGGACGTGCCCGGAATGACTAACCGCATCTCTCCTCCGCAACGCTTCACCGTCGCCGCTACGCGAATCGTGACGAGATCTTTTTCTGAGCTAGTTGCGGTGCGTGCATCATTGATGGTGGGACAGGCTGTTCCAAGCAGGTAGGAGCGGACGGCTCTCTTTCTTAATTGCAGCTCCATTGAACTGGGATGAACCATGACACGAAACGCTATCAGCCGAAAGAATTCACTGAGCTTCGCATGCATCACTTCCAACTGCTGAGCCGTTCGTTGCGCGGACTCAACCAATGTGCGTGTCGTGGCAACATCATCGGCTGGGAAACTGAACAGTTTGACGACGTCATTCGTTGCTAAAAGCAATTTCTTGAGTCTAACCAAGACGAGACCCTCAAGCTCGTGGGCAGGGATGCTCGTCAGTTGTTTGGAACCGCTAGTGCAGGAACTATCTGGTCTTAATACGTAATAACGATAACGTTTACCTTTCTTGACGGCATGTGATGGGGTGAACCGCTTTCCGCTCTCGTTAAATAGTATTCCTGTAAGCAGAGAAGGATCTTTGCAATTTGGTCGATCGCGGCGAGCAACTGCGTTTTTCGCCAACTTGGCTTGCACCGCCTGCCACAGTTCTTCATTGACAATTGCTTCGTGCGTACCTGGATACCATTGTTGCTTGTGCGGGATCTCGCCGAGATACAGCCGGTTCTCCAAGATCTTGTAAAGAGCGCCTCTGGAATATCCGGCACCGCCCGATCTATTTCCTGCGCGGCTGATGCGGACTTTGCTCTTGATCTTCGTGTCATCGAGGTGGAATTTCAGTCGCCTCACGCAGCCAAACTTTAGATAGAGCTGAAAGATCTGCCGCACGCGTTCGGCTTCTGCCTTGTTCACAACCAGGTGTTGGTCCTTGAGGTCATAACCCAAAGCGACGGGACCGCCCATCCACATGCCTTTGCGTTTCGAAGCCGCAATCTTGTCGCGGATCCGTTCGCCCGTGACCTCTCGCTCGAATTGTGCGAAAGACAAGAGCACATTCAGGGTGAGCCGTCCCATCGACGAGGTTGTATTGAATTGTTGCGTGACGGATACGAAGCTCACATCACAAGCATCAAAGACCTCAACAATTTTGGCAAAGTCCGCCAGACTGCGCGTTAGCCGGTCAACCTTATATACGAGCACGATATCGATCTTGTGGGCCCTGACATCTGCCAAAAGTTGCTTGAGGCCTGGACGTTCCATGGACCCGCCGGAATACCCACCGTCGTCGTAGGAAGTTTCGATGGCCCGCCAACCCTCATGACGCTGACTGAGGATGTATGCTTGGCAAGCTTCGCGTTGCGCATCGAGAGAATTAAAGGACTGATCCAGCCCCTCTTCGGATGACTTGCGAGTGTAAATGGCGCTCCGCAGAGATTTCTTCGGCGCCGTGGTCATTGGTGAATCTTTCGCTCGTTTTTCTGCTTAAGGCCGAAGAAAAGTGGGCCTGACCAGCGGGTTCCGGTGATGAGCCTGGCAATTTCGGAAAGACTCTTGTAACGCCGTCCTTTGTGCTCAAAACCTTTCTCACAGACCACTACGTGATGTGCCACACCCTGCCACTCACGAACAAGTCTTGTTCCGGGTTTGATCGGTCGCGCAGCAGGAATGTTGTTGACGATACCTTTTGAATGCTTCTCGAAGCGTCGAGCAAGTTCGCTTAACTGCCGTTTCACTTCGGGTTTCAATCCGCCGTAAACTTTTTCCTGGAGCTTGTAGGCGAGTAGGGGAACCAGCAACGGCTTGCGGAGATGTGACGGCGCTGATTGTCCCAGCGCCGAGCGCCATTTAGCTCGGAGCTGATCTCGGCTCATTTTCGGCAGTTCAGCAATCTCGGACTCCAGGGAATCGGACATTGAGAGCCTCATCGCTGGTCGGTATTGACGCTCTGGAGGGCCAGGAAGTCAACTCCGCTCCAACTTCTGGACTCGCTGGCAATTGGGGTTGAAAGGGAACCGATGGTGGGATCAAGAAGAGAATGGCGGTTCCCGATTCAGCGCATACCTAGGTAGCTCGCGGCGCGTGGAAACAATCAACAGTTGCCCATGTTTTCCTTACTTCTCACTCTAGTCTTGGGCCGGCCGCAGTGTTATTCATTGTCGTTTGGCAAAGCTGCATCATCCGTGGCGGCGTCTGTTCCTAAATTATTGTGCTGTTTAGGGTGTACAAAACGAATATTAAAACGAGGTAGGGGGAGAGGATCCTTAACGAGTTCAGGAAATTTAGCTGCCATTTGCATGAAAACCCGCACTGCCTTCAGGTCGCCGGAAGCCGCTTTGTTCACAAGCTGGGTCATCATTGCCTCTAACTTCGTCATATACTGCTCACCGCTTTGCCCGTTCGTCTTGACCTTCTGATTGGAGATCCTGCGAACTACAGCTGCGATACTGGGGTCTCGTTTGGGACGTCCTCTTGGATTACCAGACTTTCCCTTTTGAAACCGGGACGCCTCAGGTGGCCGCCCGTATCCCACTTCATAATCGCGCCGGTCATCCATTGGCCACCTCCATCGTTTCAAAGTTTTTCCCGCTCTCGGCGTGAGTCCCTTTCTTACCGGTCTGCTTCTCCCATCTTCTTATAGTTGTATCGACGTAAGTGGGGTCCAGTTCGATTGCGTAACAGATCCTGCCTACACGCTCGCTGGCCATAAGGGTCGAACCTGAGCCGGCAAAACCATCCAGAACGATGTCGCCAGGCGCCGAGCAATCGAGGATCGCATCCGCGATCATCGCAATGGGCTTCACTGTCGGATGTAGCGCCAACAGATTGCCTTCGTCTTCCGTTTTTGAGAGCGTGTTGATGCCTGGGTATTTCCAAACATTTGTGCGATTACGACCATATTTTCCGAGTTGAATGTTGTTGCGGTGCTGTTCGCTTCCGTTGCGAAAAACGAACACCAACTCGTGTTGAGACCGATAGAACGAGCCCATCCCGCCCTTGTCTTTAGCCCAAACGCATAGGTTGAGAAACGTGTGATACCTCCGTTTAGCAGCTATTAGAAGCTCGCCCGCATGCCTCCAATCCATGCAGATGAAATGAACAGATCCCGCTTTGCTATTGCGGCGAAGCAGGCCGAGTGCCTTGCTCAAAAACTCTTCGAACTCAAGTTCCGTCATCTCGCCAGATGCCATCTCAAACTCACGGTGGCGTACTGCTCCGTTACCACAGACGTGTCCGTCGATCTTCACGTTATAAGGAGGATCTGTGAAGACCAAATCGGCGGTTTGTCCCTCCATTAGTCGAGAAAAGGCAGATTCGTCGAGAGAGTTTCCACAGAGAATGCGATGCTCTCCCAAGCGCCATAGGTCTCCAAGTTTTGTGATCGCAGGTCCTGGGTTGACTTCAAGCAGTTCTTCTATTTCGTCCGTGGCGGCGTCTTGCAGAATCAGGTCAATCTCTGGAACCTCGAACCCTGTGATGGTGACCTCAAAACCAATATCCACCGAGGACAAATGCTGTAACTCAATTGCTAGAATCGAGGTATCCCAACCTGCCTTCTCCGCCAATTTGTTGTCAGCCAGTATGTACGCGCGTATTTGGTCTTCGCTCAGGTTCTCGAGGCGAATTGTCGGCACGCTTGCCATTCCCAACAGCTTCGCCGCTTCGACACGACCGTGCCCAGCCACGATCATGTTGGAATTGCTTGTCAGAACCGGATTTGTAAAGCCGAAGGCTTGAATGCTGTCTGCAATCTGGCGAATTTGCCGCCGCGAATGTGTTCGAGCATTTCGTTGATATGGCTTGAGCGCCTGAATCTCAGTATCTTCCACCGCTAAACTTGCACCTTTTCTGCCCACGTGATCCCCTGACCAAGCAATGCCACGATTCCGGAGGTATCTAAGAAGCTTCTCCGTGCTTGTTTACTTAGAGTGCCGTGAGACTTAGGAAATTGAAATTGGTTGTGGAGTGAAAACCGCTAAAGGCAGTGTATTCATGGATTTGTTTATGGAGAAGTAATGTTGCTAGCAGTGGTCGAGCTTTCGCTCAGAATTTTGTCGGCGAAACTTCGATAGTAGAGTCGTCGCACCAAACAACACAGTGGTGTAACCCTGGCCTTGTCGATAGCCAAACAACAGGAAGGGATCACCGCGTCTATAAGCGACGCTCTGAGGAATCATCCCAATACGCTCTTCCGGTGTCAGGCAGTGGTCGATGATGAAGCGAAGGAGTGCTGTTCGGTTGTTACCAAACGCCTTGAAACCACTGTGCAAGCCGCAGGTGCGTCTCTCTATCCAAGGCGGCAGTAGTTCCTGCGGAATGAGGTTGTTCTTGCAACCCTTACGGGCACAAAGCCGCTTTTGCCGCTTCTCGGCGGACCTCCTAGCGTATTTCTTTGCGTCAGCCTGATTGACTCTGTTCTTGTATGCGTAAAAATGGTCGCGGCAGCAAGGGATTTCGAGCTTCCTACGTTTCTGCCGTTCGGTTGCGTGCCTATCCTGGCCGGCTTGGTAGCAGTCGAGGCACTTCTCCCACTTCATGCAATACCCCAGGTCTTCCCGTGACAATCTTGGCATGCTGGCTATGTCCCCCGGGTCATTGTCGGCAGGCGGAAAAAATACCACCTACT